ATTTAGGTATAAGTGATGGAACATCCGGACATGTATTAACTACAGATGGAGCAGGTAACTTTACTTTCCAAGCAGGTGGTGATACAGTTGGTAACTTTACATTTACAGGTAGTGTAATAGACACAGATGACTCAAGCGGTATTACTATTACACCAGCAGTTACAATAAGCAGTGATTTGAATGTTGAAAATAATTTAGTTGTAACAAACACAGTATCAGCGCAAAACTTTGTAAGTACAGCAGTAGGAACACCGAGTATCGATAGTGCAACTTCAATAGAACTTTCTGCACAGGATCAAGTTAAGATTGTTGGTGCTCCTTTGAACCTTGCAAGTTTTACAACAACGCAAAGAGATGCGCTTACTGCAAGTAATGGCGATATGATATATAATACCACTACAAATAAATTCCAAGGATATGCAAACGGTGCGTGGGTAGACTTACATTAAGGAGTGACTATGAGTGAAAGAGAATATATTGTTACTCTAAAAAAAGGCGTAGACTACGCACAATTTAATCAAGATATGATTGCGTCAACTGGCGCAGGAGATATTCCAAATAGAACTGTTGATGTAGCAAATGCTCGTCCTGGTTCAGCACGTAACACGCACTATGCACTGACAGAGGCAGAAGCAGATTCATTAAAGAACGATGACAGAGTTCTTGATGTGGCTATTCCGCCCGAGCAAGACGATAGTATAGAAATCGGACTTACTGCTAGACAAACAGGAACATTTTATAAAAGCACATCTGACAGCGGTCAATATATGGATTGGGGCAAACGAAGACACAATCTTACTATTGAAGAAACTACTTGGTCTTCGACACTAGCAGGTAATCATGATTATGCAGTAGATGGTACTGGTGTAGATGTTGTTATTCAAGACAGTGGTTTGCAAATAGATCATCCTGAATTTGCAGGACGTTTCCAAGCAATTGATTGGTACAATGCAAGTGGGTTATCAGGTTTCCAAAGTTCAAATCATTACAGAGACTATGACGGACACGGGACTCATGTAGGCGGAACAGCAGTTGGTAGTTGGTACGGTTGGGCAAAAGGTGCAAGAGTCTTTGCAGTTAAAGTTAACGGTTTAGAAGGAAGTGGCGATAGTGGTACTGGAATTTCAATTTCAGATTGCTTTGATGTTATAAAACTATGGCACAGAAATAAACCAGTAACAAGTACAGGTTACAAAAGACCGACTGTGGTAAACATGAGTTGGGGATATAGTGCAGGTTATGGAACTGCAACTTCATTAATTTATAGAGGTGTAACTTACAACAGTTCAAACGATAGCAATTTTAGTAGTAGAACACATCTAAGAAATACTTATGGTTTATACAACTATTTTACATTGAGTGGTTACAGAGCACCTGTGAGGGTAACAAGCGTAGATACTGATGTTGAAGAACTAATAGACGAAGGTGTACATGTTTGTATTGCCGCAGGCAATAACAGTTTTAAAGTAGACGTACCAGGTGGTGATGACTATAATAATCTATTATTTTATAGTGGTGGCAGTTTTTATTACCATAGAGGAAGCTCACCGTACAGTCAAAATGCGTTCATGGTAGGTTGTATGAAATCACAGTCATCTGCAAGTGACAACAAAGTAAACTTCAGCACAACAGGTCCAGGAGTTGACATATATGCCGCAGGAAATAATATTTTAAGTTGCACAAGCACGAATAACAGATTTAGTGATGCCGCTTATTTTGGTGGTGGTGGTTTTAGACAAACCAATATAAGTGGTACAAGTATGGCAAGCCCGCAAGTTTGTGGTATGGCGGCATTGTACTTACAAGCACAGCCAGGACTTACACCTGCACAGTTAAAAAATAAAATGCATAATGATTGTAGTGAAACAATGGCGGCTGGTACACTTACTGGATATAATAGTTTAGAAGACGCTATGGGCGGCCCTAGAAGGGTTGCAGTGCAAAGATACGCAAGATTGAATCCATTTACTACAAACGCACTATCAGGTAAATACAGTATCAGGAGTTAAAGATGGCAATACAAGTAATTAATATAGGTACAGTAGCAAACGACGGTAGCGGTGATGATCTAAGAGAAGCGTTTAATAAAGCAAATCAAAACTTTGCGGAATTAGATGGTCGTATTGTTGAAGCTACAACTGCTAGTAACCTTGGTTCATCTGGTGAGGGTATATTTGCACAAAGAGTGGGTGCTGACCTACAGTTTAAAAAACTAATAGCAGGCGCAGGCACAACTTTTGTTGCAACTGATAATGGTATAACTATTAGTTCTACAGCAACAGGGCTAAATGATATAACAATTATTGCTGACACAGGCAACAGCACAGTTAATGATACTGCATCAACACTAACAATAGCAGGCGGTGCAAATGTTACAACCACTGTTACAGACAATAGTGTAACTATTGCTAGCCAAACAGTTTTGCAAACTGATTCTAATCCACGTCTTGGTAACAATTTAGACACAGCAGGATTTAATATTACAGGATCAGGAGATGCTCGCATAACAGTTTTTGGTGTAGATATGCGTGAGGTTGATGGTATACAAAGTTTTGTAAAAGGTTTTGACTTTGGTGATATTAATAAAGTAGCAACAAACTTTATTGAATTTATAGAAGCAACAACTGATGTAGACTTTGGTACTATTGTATCTCCATCAGATCTAACGGTAGACTTAGGTGAGATTTAATGCAGTTATGGACAGTAAAGACAAACCATAATCTTGGGACCTTTCAAGAAGGCACTACCCAATCGATACCTCTGCCTGTCCAAAATAATCCAACGCTTACTTTAATAAGCGGTGACCTCCCTGCAGGTTTAAGATTACAAAATAATAGATTAGAAGGAACACCATTTGAAGTTGCTAGATCAACTACAAATACTTTTTGCCTAAGAGCAACAAGCGGTGTAATTAAACAAGATAGAACATTCAATTTAACAATTGAAGGAGCAGACGCACCTACATGGGTTACACCAGAAGGTTCATTAGGTATAGGACCTAATAGCAAAGCATATGTTCTAGATAGTAGTATTGTAGATTTTAAATTAGACGTTTTAGATCCTGATTTACAAGCTGGTGAAAATTTAGAATTTTGGATTGCAAGTGAAGACGGCGAGCTTCCTCCAGGATTAAAATTAACTAAAGATGGAAGAATACAAGGTGCAGTTGAACCTATTCTTGCATTAGAAAAAAGAGCAAACACCGGCTTCTTTGATACAAATACATACGGTGAGTTTCCTTTTGATTTTGGTGTTAAAAGTTCAAATGGTTATGATAGTTATTTCTTTGATACAACATTTTATGATTTCAACACTCCAACAAGAAGCCCAAAGAAACTTAATAGATATTATGAATTTATTGTAAGTGTCAGTGACGGTACAACTGTAGCAAAAAGAAAGTTTCAATTATATCTTGTTGGTGATGATTTCTTAAGAACAGACAATACTATATTACAAGTTGGTACTGGGCTGTTTACCGCAGATAATACAAACCTAAGAAAGCCTGTATGGCTAACACCAGGAGATTTAGGTTACCGTAGAGCAGACAATTATGTTACATTGTTCTTAGATGTTTATGATCCGGCAACTACATCAGGTGTAATTAGTTACATACTTGAAGAAACAAACGATGATGGTAGCGACAGTGCATTACCTCCTGGTTTAGAATTAGATAGTATTACTGGTGAAATTGCAGGCCGTGTGCCATATCAACCGGCAATTACAAGAGAATACAAATTTACAATAAATGCAATAAGGCAAGTTGCAGATATTGATTACTTAGAAACACAATTTGAATTATACAAAGATGAACCTGTTTTAGGAGGTACTAAATTTGTAGACATCACTAAGGTAATAAACTTAGAAACATTATTAGGCATTCCAAGACTAAGCACAAGAAGCACAACATATGCAAACGTATTGTCAGGCACACAGTTTGAAGACTTTGATAGACTAGAACTAACTGAGCCTTTGGTAAGTTCGAACTATTTTTTAGCAACAGCTGACAATCTTACAGGTGCAAATAGAATAAAAGTTTACAATCCTACAACAACAGATGCCGCTGGGGTATACTATGATGGACAAACAGAACACAAGTTTTCAGGACTAACAGTAGCAGTAGAAAATAATATTTCCATAGGCACTATACCAATTAACGGAACACTTGCACAAGACATTCCAGAAAACACAAAAATATACTTTGGTAATGTTATTCCTGCAGGTACAAGATTTTTTGTCCAAACAACAGACAGCGAAGCAAGTAAAGTTGAAAGCAAAAAAACATTTACTGTAAAAATGCTTGGTGAAGTTGAAAGCACTATCCAATGGTTAACAGCTGAAGACTTAGGAACTTTGAGAGCAAACTTTGTAAGCACACTAGGTGTAAAGGCACAGACAACAGCACCAGATGGTAAACTGTTTTACAGTTTAGTCAGTGGTAATTTACCACCAGGATTGACTCTAGCATTTGACGGAGAGATAGTAGGAAAAATTACACAGTTCGGAACAACAACAAATCCTGGCTTAACAGTGTTTGATAATAAGACCACTATATTTGACGGTGGTGATACATCAATAGATAGAAAATATACATTTACAATAAGAGCTCAGGATCAGTTTGGTTTCAGTGCAATTGAAAGAACATTTACTCTTAGCACAATAGATCCAGACGATACACTGTATAGTAATTTAAGTATGCGTCCATTATTAAAACAATCTCAAAAATCTAGTTTTAATGCTTTTATATCTAATCCAAATATTTTTACTCCAGCAAGCATTTACAGACCTAACGATCCGCAATTTGGATTGCAGACTGGTTTAAAAATGTTAGCATTTGCAGGTATTGAAACTAAAGAAATAGAAAATTACATAGGTGCCGCAGGACTTAATCATAAAAGAAAACGTTACAGATTTGGCGAAGTCAAAACTGCGAAAGCAACACAACCTGGAAGCAATGAAACAGTATATGAAGTTGTGTATGTTGAAATAATTGATCCAGCTGAACCAACACAAGGATTAGCAAAGCAAAAACTTAAAATATCTAATCAGGAAAAAATTACAATAGATAGTGTTGCTCTAGAATCAAAAGATGATAACAGCAACTTAGGATTTGGAAGAAGCGGTTTAGAAATTATTGGTAGAGGAGTTTCATTAAGACTTGCTACTAATGATAATGACATTGTTGTTGTTACAAGAGAAGGTGAAACAACCATACCAACTAATGGAACCGTTGCTGTTTTTAGTAATGATGGAAGCACACAATTTTCTAGTAATCCAATACTTGCACCTCAGCCTGCAGATCCTTACAGATTTAGACCTAATACAAATACAATTAAAGTAGATACGCAGGGAATAAATGCAAGTCAATCTAATGATGTTTTTAGATATCTAAGTAATCTTACAAACATGCGAAATAGAATTAAAGACGTAGGTGAAGTGGAACGTGAATTTTTACCGTTATGGATGCGTACACAGCAGACACTAGGGCAAGGTACACTAGGATATGTACCAGCAGTGCCGTTGTGCTATTGTAAACCAGGAACTAGCGCAGATATACTATTAAACATTAAAAACAGTGCTTTTGATTTCAAAACTATTGATTTTGATATAGATAGATATATAATTGACAGCACAAAAGGTAATAGTGAAGAACAATATATAGTATTCGGAAACTATGAATATAACATTTAATTTCGATAAATACTACGGAGAACAAACAATATGGCCAGTAATATAAACACAACTAGTATTAATGAATCTTACCCTGTAGCAGGTGTAGATAACGATTCACAAGGTTTTAGAGATAACTTTGCAACTATTAAATCTAACTTTGTAGAAGCAAAAAGCAATATAGAAGATCTACAAGATAACACTGCAAAAACAAATGCTAATAATAACTTCTTTGGTAATCAAATTACTGGAGCAAATTTAATTGCAAATACAGAAGTACTGTACCCAGGTGGCACAGTCAATGCAGGACAAAACGTAAGTTTTGCAAATGGTCAAGTTCAAACATTCTCAATAGGTGCTGATCTAACACTAACATTATCAGATTGGCCGACAGCATCTAAAGTTGGTAAAATAAGAGTCATGCTATTAAACGACGGTACTAGTCGAACTATTACATGGGCTGTAGAAGCTGGTGGTGCGATAGTAGTAGACACTGCTTGGCCAACTAACAATAACACAACAGTAATAGGTAGTCAGACAAATTACACCATTATCGACTTCATGACAATAGATGGTGGTACCACAGTGTTCGCAGAATACAAAGGTCAATTTGCGGCTCCTGCATAATGTTTCACCCATTTCAACCAGAACTAGAAGATTTAACTATTCCTCAAGTAGAGGAAAAGATTTTAGATTTAACCAAAAAATATCATAGCACTTTTAATCCACAAGTTAAAGATCAAATTGCTACATTCTTAGAAATATATAGAACAGAATTGCAGGTAAAACTAGCAAAAC